TCCGGTCGATCACTTTACCGATGTGGGTCGGGTATGGGGAATGATTCTACGTATTCCAGATATCGCCCCGCAAAAGGTGGGTCTGATGATGACTGGGTTAAAAATCGCCAGAGAATCATTTAAACATAAAGATGACAACCTTGTGGATGCTATCGGTTACATTAAAACTGTCGATATAATCGAAAAAAACTTGACACAGACAGGAAATTCGGGTAATATACCATTATGATGAAAAAATTTATTATCAACTATCTAATCGGCCTTTGTTTGCTCACTAGCGTTTCATGTTCAACTCCTCCTATTGCGAGGGTGACAGCAGACAGTATCACATTGGTTGGCGGCGGCTCATTCGGAGAAGATTCCACAGGTGAGTATCATAAGTATACCGCCCAGAATGCTTCTGGTTCAGTTACTCTTGAATCTGGAACCCAATCTAAAACCCAATCCACGACCACTGGAAAAGCACTTGGAACATGGTTAGGAATCGAGGCCGTCAAAGGAGGAGTGTCTGTCATCAGTGATGGGCTGAACTCTGTAGATAGAGCTATCGCCCAATAAAATATGGGCTAAATAATTCGTTACCTATTCATAAATAATAGAATGGGTAACGAGTTTAAAATTCCAGCATATACGGTTCATGATGTCGGTGATATTGAGACATTGTCTCAGATATATCCTCAAAATATTCGATCATTGAATATTCCCAATCTTTGGAAAAAGACTAAAGGGCGTGGAATTGTGGTTGCTATTCTTGATACGGGAACGCCTAAAGATCACCCCGATCTTCTCAAGAATGTGGACTTATCCAAGTGTCGCAGTTTTATCGAAGGGGAAGATATCTGGGATACCCATTCAGGTCATGGAACTCATGTCGGTGGGACAATCGGTGCTATCGATAATGCATATGGTGTTGTAGGGGTTGCCCCAGAAGTTACACTTATCTCTATCAAGGTTTTAAGTAAGAACGGTAGAAGCACAGCTAATAGCGTTCTTAAAGGTTTAGAGTATTGTATAAACATAAAACCTGACATTATAAACATGTCATTAGGTGCTCAGGTTCCCATGCCCGATGTCCATAAAGCCATCAAAACTCTTCACAAGATGAATATCCCTGTGATTGCTGCTGCTGGAAATAACGGGTCTGAATCTGTCATGTATCCTGCACAGTATGATGAAGTTATTGCAGTGGGTTCGTATAGCAACAGTATGATTCAAGATAGATCGTTGTTCTCTTCATACGGCGAAACTCTTGATATTATGGCTCCAGGTGAAGAAATCCTATCCACATATCTTAATGGGCAATATGCTGTTCTCTCTGGAACCAGCATGGCATGTCCTGTAATCGTCGGAGTTGTTGCTCTTCTATTGTCATACATTCGCACCCAACAAAGAAATTTAACTGTTGAGGAGATTAAAAGTATATTAATCCGTAATGCGGTTGATATCGGCGGAAAAGGTTTCGATAAACATACAGGATGGGGAATCGTTAACCCCGAAAAAATGTTCGCAGAACTTTCAGGGCAACCTATAGTTAAAAAACTAACCTTTTGGCAGAAATTGAAATCACTGTTCTCTAAATAAGGGGTATGACTATCGTTAGCCTTATTTTATTATTTCTCGCATGTCTGGGAGTAACGATAACTTTCGTCCATATGGAGATTATGGACATAATAAAACTTCGCCCTCTCTGGGAAAAATCAGCATTCTTGAAGAAACTTTTTCATTGCAGCGCATGTACTGGGTGGCATGTAGGTTTATGGTATGGACTCCTATGTTATTTTATTATGGTTATAGGACTAACCCATATTTTCTATATTATGACTCTACCGTTTGCATCTTCTGCCTTTTGTTTCTTATTTGAGAGAATCATGATATTAGCAGATAACGTCAATGTGAAATTGGAAAAACCTGAGAGAAAACGTTTGACAAGACGAACTTTCAGTGGTAGACTCAAACCATGAGACTTCTATTCACATTATTATATGCATTTTTCATCGTCAACTGTTCCAGCGTTTCTGGAAATAAAAATTCACCGACTAGTATACGATGCACTGCATACACACATTCAGAAAGTGACCATATAAAATATGGAAGGAAAACTGCCATCGGGACAAATTTAAAAGAAAATACCATTGCAACGGATTGGTCTATTTTTCCAGTTGGGACCAAACTTAAGTTTGCAGGTAATGTATACGAGGTGTCAGACTATGGATCGGGATTAATCAAACCAGAATCCACAATAATTCCAACAGTTGATGTGTATGTTGCAAGTAAATCCGCAATGAGAAAATGGGGGGTTAGATTTTTCGAAGATGCCGAAATTGTAGAATTCGGCTCGTATGCGGATAGTTTAGCTATCCTAAAACAACGCTTGAAATATCAACACTGTAGAGAAATGTATAATAGAATCCAAGTTAAATTATGAGACTTAATAAAAAAATCAAAGAAGAATTAATCGGCAAACCATTGTCACAGTGGGAGGATATTGAATTATCGAAAATGAGCAAGTCTGTCACCGTTTCGGCAGATTTATTGGCGAATATCAAGGCTGAGATTTCGATAAGAGAGAAATGTGTGAAAGATAATTTCCGAGTAGACGGATATCTAGAGAACACAGAAGATATCCATGATGGATATTTTTTATTCAGAAAAGATGGAGATAAAGTCTTATACCCATTTATGAAAATAAGGTCTGGTGGTTCCGATAGCTACCCTCAATATTGCTATATCATGCAGAAAGCATGAAATTTAATACATGAAATATGCAAGCATGTTACCCGACACAAGTCTGATGCTAGTAAAATCGCCAGCAATAGGAACACCTGCGGGTAGGTTAACTGTCGATAAATTCCCTCCAGAATATCCCCCAACCTCTGTCGATCTGTAATATCCAGCAGATAAGACCCTAGATGTTGTTAGTGGGACTAAAACATAGTAATTTCCAATATGTTCGTTAGTATCTGCGATGACATCGAACCCCATACCTCCAGCGGCCATTTCAGCGAAGATTGCGGTGTTTCGCTCGTTGTTTGTGGTGCAGATGGTGTTATAAAGATGTCTCATATCCTCTATTTATTCTATTTATCTCTGTCTTTTAAATTAAGGACATGAAGGTAAAGTTCCTGCATAGTTACTCCCAACGTAAGTATGTATAATGCCATTTTCGACTACAGTACCATTATACCATGTATAAAAGAAATCAAGCGACCATTTTTGGGTAGTGATATTGTAGACTGGGTCTTGAAATTGATATAAGACTATTGGACCGTCACAACTTTCGACTTGGAAGGGGAAATAGTCTGGATGAGTCTGGGGTGGACCCGACGAAACAACAGTGGTTGTTTTTTTAGGAGAATTGATGGATCGTAATTTACATGGAGTATATTTCATACTATTATATTTAAAGTTTGCCAAGGTTAAAGGGTTTTAAGGCTCTATCCCGTTCCAAAAACTCAACTGTTCCGAAGTTGGGTTCGTAACAAAAAAATTCTGGGTGATTGCAACATCAGGTGCCGAACCACCAAGTATGCCATCTTCCCACTCGGTTCCGACCCACGTGTATATTTCAGTGGCGTCTTCGGTTGTAATTAGGAATCCGAAAGGCATTGTAGCTGGATTCAATCCCCAAATAATCTCAAAAAGCGTCCACGCTCCAGGGGGCTTTGTAACTAGATCGGATTCGCTATTAGCTGGAACAGTGATTGGGCCGTAAGACGGGAAAGTTGTAATTTCGTTTGAGAAGGCACTTTTAAGGAGTCCATCACGGGCTTTAGCCTTTAGGTTGTAAGTCTGGAAGTTGGTCAGACCGACAAGTTCGAGGCTTGGCCCTGAGACGGGTCCGGCAATAACATTTTCACCATCGTAGATTTCTGCTGCGAGTCCCCCTGTCCACTCGATTGTTATCGTCTCGTCGCCCTTGCTATCCAGAGACAAAACAGGCGCGGGAGGATTTGCGTATTCGGTGAAGGCATTGAGTGAAACTTGAGTGAGTTGGTAGCCGCCCCCCAAATTGGTCATAAGTGTATTAAGACTGTCTATGTACGACGATATTCTAGCCCCTCCTCCGGCACCAGCACCGACCAACGAGAAAAGTACCAGTTTTCCATCAACAGGTACACAAGTTTGCGAGCCGCTGTCCCCACCGACAAAAGCCTCATAAAAGCTCAAGCGTTGCGACTCCGTTGGAACACGGCCATACCAAACACTTCCGTCCATACTTCCAATTTCCGCAACAAGTAGCTTCTCCTCTTGGTCGGTAGCCATAAGTGGAATGCCTGGATACGGCATAAAGCTGTCAGCGTTTGTTGGTAACACCCTAGCAAAGCCGATACTCGGTGGAAGGTCCGCGCTTAACAAACCTATTGTAAAATCTGGAGCCGTGCTTTGAAATGCCGTGATCGTGCGCGTGATAACAGTATTGTCAGCCGTCACAAATCGAATCGTCGAATTGACGGCAGGTAAAAAATGAGTCGCAAACAAGACGTGTCTTGGGCTGACAGCTATTCCAGCTTTTTGGTGCGCTCCGTCCGAGTTCCATGGGCTGATTGGCGTCAGATCAAGTTCCCTGCCCCAGCAGGTCGCGCTTCGTGTGTAAGTGCCTGACCCATGATTGACTGCGCTGTAAATAGGCTTGTCCGTTGCGCTGTTTGCAGTCAGCAACAAAGCATCTATTGTTTCCGCGATATGCTCAGATAAATCCCCTAATAGTTCCGGTTGTTCACTGTTTAGCGAGTAGTGTGGACCCCGTATACAGTCGTAAATTGTTGATAATCTGCAAGGTTTAATATTGGCCATCTTGTAAATTATTTATCTAATATTACAATTTAAATTGATCTCTAAGGATATTCTTTATCTCTTCTTCGTCTGGACTTCTCCCCGAATCAAGTTGGTTTAAGATATAATCTTGACCTGCTTGCATTACATCTTTAATGATCGTCCTGTTCTGCATCAGAGAAGGAAACCACTGTAGTAATCTATTTCCGTCCAAATATTTTTTAATCTTTAGACGTAGTTCATCTTTATCGCCGCCCAAGCTTTTCACCTTACTCTCGGCCCTCTCGATTTTTTTCCAGAATTCTTCTGGCTGAAATAGAGGCGAACCCCTTGAACCTTCATCACAGTATGAAGTCGCCTTAACAACTTCCCAAGAAGGGTCTAGTATAAGTTTAGAAAGGGTTTTTATGTTGAGGTTATCCAATTGGTGAACCAACATGTGTTTACCTACAGCATCCAAAATATACTTTTTATCCTGTGGCCCTAGTTCATTAAATTTCAGTCTTTTGAATATTTTTTCTACGACAGGGATACCTGCACTCTCATGACCATAATATGTAGAATGACCATTTTTCTCACCACGAGTAACAGCCTTGCCGAAATCATGGAAAAGAACAGCCAAGTTAATAACAGGGTCTTTATACGGGGATACTTTAAGACATTCCAATATATGACCTAACACCGTCGATCCACCTTCTGGGTGATGTTTAGGATTATGAGTCATCCCTTCCATAGCAGTAAATTCAGGAAGAATGTCATGAAGTATACCAGTGTTCTGCAACTTGATTAAGAAATTAGCCAATGCTGGCCCCGACTTTGCTATCTTATAGAATTCCTTTGCAATACTTTCTTGGGAAATCAATTTAGGGTTCTGAAGTAAATGTTTAAGTTCAACTGCTGCCTTTTCAGTCGCAGGGTCGATATCAAAATCCATCTTTGCCGCGAACCGAAAAACCCTAAGAATTCGAGTGGCATCTTCTTTAAATCTGGTTTTTGCATCACCAACAGCACGTATCAACTTATTCTTGATATCCTCTAACCCGCCCTGATAATCAACGATAACACCTTCTTCGGTCAATCCGAGCGATCCTAGAGTTATATCTCTACGTCTGGTATCGATTTCAAAGCTATCAACTTCCGTGGATACATTGTTTTGGCGACCATCCCCCTCTTCTTGGCTATCTGCACGGAAAGCAGCAAGGTCGAAATGTGCGCCCTCAAACCCGATGTCATAAACTGGCTGGGAATCGTTCTTACTGATGTTTCTTACCTGAAAATGTCTTGCAAGTGAAGAGAATGGAATGTTAGTCGCAAGGTCAACATCATCGATCTCTGCGCCCATCATCAAATCTCGGGGTACACCTCCCACGATGTAAATCTCATGACTAGGAAATTTCGATTTAATATCTTTCATCAAATCGACGGCAATACGCAGTTCATCGTATTTCTCCAATGCATCGCCCCAAACCGTTTTATCAACGGGATGATATGCTTCCACAAACAATTTAAAAAATTTACTAAACCTCATGATGTTTTAATATTTATCGTTTCAAAAAAATAAAACCCACTGTTAAAACATATAACAGTGGGTTTCAAAGATTGATGTTTTATTTTATTATGAAATTAACTCGGGTAACGGTTTTCCGTTATTTCCCGTTGAGAAAGGACGACCCGTATTACTTGTCCAAATATGATCATGTTTGATCCCTATAAGGTGTCCTATCGTTGCATTAAACTCGCCTATAGAAACGGGTCTGTCAACAACTTTCGCACCTTTTTCATCAGTTTTTCCGATAACCTTTCCGCCCAAATCAAGACCACCAATAACACAACTGAATGCGCCAGGTGAATGATCTCTTCCTTGATTGACGTTTACCGTGGGTGTTCTACCGAATTCCGTTGCAATGACGACTAAAGTGTCTTTAATCAATCCTTCCGATTCAAGATCATCAAATAATGCGGCTAGTGCCGTATCCAATTCCAATGCTTTATCTGCCATTCTATCGTTGATATCAACGTGCATGTCATATCCACCGTTATCAACTTCCACAAAACGGACATTATTTTTAATCAATCTCTTGGCGAGCAACAACCCTTGTCCCAACTGATTCATCCCATAACGTTCTCTTGTTTCTTTATCCTCTTTATTCAAGTCGAAAAGGTCCAAGTCAGAACTACTCATAAGCTTCAAAGTCTCATCGTAGAAAGTATTATAAGAGGAGACATCTGCCGATTTGTTTTGTTGACCGAATCCACTACTATTAAGACTATTCAATATCTGCATTCTCTTCGTGAAGACTGAGTCGGATACAGATGATTTTCCATAACGTAGCCCTTCTGTAGGATTTACAATCGATAGAGGGTAGAATTTCTTATCGAGATATCCACCTTTAGAATGATCGGTATCACCTGATATAAGGATATTATCTGGAATGCTTCCGTGTTGTTTACCCAACAACCAATATGACAATGCGCCCATAGTAGGGTGAAGAGTGAGACTATTCTTAGGATAGGAAGAACGGACAAGATACTGACCTTGAGCATGAGCACCAGTCTGGGATGTCATCGATCTTACAATAGAGAAGTTTTTTCCATGCTGTGCAAGTTTAGGAAAGTGTTCTGTTATCTCGAAGTCGCCAGTAGTTCTTATCCCTTTAATTCCGGTGCTCGTTTCTGGATTGGTCTTCGGGTCGAATGTGTCTAAATGCGATGCTCCACCGTTAAGGAAAAGATAAATTATTCTTTTCGCTTTACCGAATTTTGATGTTGGATTCTCGGCAGCAGAAGAAAAAGGTTGCATAATAGAAACTCCGAGAGTCCCATATGCTAATTTTTCTATAAAGTTGCGACGAGAGATATCATTGTTATTTGCGTTTTTCATATGATTATTTTCTAAAGAGGAATTCGCGGGTATTCATCAATGCCCAAGTTAAATCAACCACATCGGCGGATGCAATAAGAGACTTCTCACTCATTGTAGGTAGTCTTCCTAAAACGGATACGAAGACTACTTCTTTGTTTTTATTTTCTTTCTGATACGATTGCATTAATTGACTCTCTTTAGATGTTATTAGTTCATGAAGGGGAGAGTTCATAAGGATGAGGACTTGTGAGATGCTACCTTGATCATCGGTTGAATCGATCAACACACGGTCAGATGCACCGAATTCCTTAATGAAAAGACTTGTATAGCCTGATCTGTTAAGAAGGAAGCTTGATCTTACCAAATCGATATTCTTATATTTGAGGAACTTACCATTCATATCTTTCTCGTATGATCTAAGTTTATCAACTCTATCTAATATGGCTTGGCCCGTGATTTCCTCGAAATCGATAGCGAATAATTGACTGTATTCTTGGAAATTTATTCTCGTATAGTTAGGATCATCAAGAACCAATGTTAGGATGCTGTCCCATATTTGGGCATAGGACAGTCTTTTTATAAGAGGTGATTGAAATTTATAATCACTTTCAGATGCATTGAAGCCGACTCTCGAATAGAATTCTGAATCAACAATATGTCTAATCAGTGCCTTAAGTGAGTGCTTGTTTGTTTTAAAATAATCTCCAAGATAATGTATGACAGCTTTTTCACTGACACTGTTAGTGTCGAAATTATCCAAGGGTGCTACGAGGGGAACGCCGATCAATTCTTTCCATACACGATTGACTATAGCATATTCGAAATCAGGTTTTGAAATGATCCATTTAGTGAATGCTTCTCTTTTATCATCTTTGACATTTTTAACTTTACCATCTAAAGATACTGGTGCTACTACTTCATTAGGTTTTGCATCGTCATATTGATAGTCATGAGGAAGTTTTGCTTCTTTTTTCGCATTATCGGATATGCTATACAAATTAGCTGAAATCAATTGACGGGCATTATTATCGATACGATCTTTACCCGTTATTTTCTTAATTTCACCATCTATTCGAGATTGAATGTCACGATAATCCTTGACGTTTATTCTATTCTCCTGCGAACCGAAGAATGCAAACAATTCATAGTATTGTTTTTGGCCATAGTCCTGAAAGGGATCATCGTGGCATTGAGCACATGCAATGTTTTTACCTAGAAACAACTGAACGGATGTGGCAAGATTGTCTAGTGCCATCCCGTTATCACGTAGAAGATAACCTGCGGCAGGATTTTCGGTGATACGACCTTCTGCGGTCAACATTTCTGATACCATAGTCGAGTACGGTTTATCAGAACGTAGAGAGTCTCTGATATATTGAATGTATGGATAGGATTTTAATTGACCTATACTATCAGAGAGACGATCAGGGCGAATTCTATACATATCCGCCATGAAATTGTAGAAATTATTAACGTAATCTTCTGTGTTTAGAAGTTTATCTACCAGTTGAGTTTTCTTATTAGGTGATTGGCTTAAAACATATGCCTTTAATTCGTCTGTGGTTGGGATTCGTCCTGCCAAATCGACATATAAACGTCGAGCCATTCCATAATCATCTATTTTAGTATTTTTAACTGCAATTTTATTTTGCGAATAATACTGGTTTAATACGTTATCTAACCCGTTTGTTGCAAAACAGGAAGTTAATGAGTAAAAAACCGCCAACACAGTAAGAATAAACTTTTTCATATACTGAGTACATACTTATCTTTTTTATTTTTCTTTCAAACTATGTCAACATTGATCGAAATAAGTTCCGATTATATAGTCCATCTCATAGGCATCATCTTCTTCATAATCAGTAAAATCATCGAACTTCTTTTCTGCCAACCAATCGGGTATAACGAAAACGATTTCTTGATCGCAACGTCCCGTTCGAATATCTGTCATTTGCGATTTAGGGAACCATTCGGTATGCTCCTTGTCGAGTTGCATCAGAAATGCCTTTTCCGTTTCTTTGATAATTAGTCCTTCAATTTGCATATTTTTTTCTTATAGTGGGCGGTGAGTCCTGCCAAGGTTTTTGCATATTCTCGTTTATATTTTTCTAATATTTCGGGATCAATTTCTTTCATAAGCTCCTCCAAGAATATCCGTTTAACCTCTTCCGTAGAGAGTCCTTCAAATTGATTTTTCATTCTGATCGATTTATACATTATATTTAATTCCGAAATGACTTTTTATCATATCGATGGCATCGGATGGTGATTCTTCTTTTCTGATGATATTGATACAGTTTTTAATCACGATATCTGCGAAATCGAAGAGTTCGTCGTGAACCTCGAAACCGTTCTTTCGCATAAGAATTTTCAGATTTTCGTTAGCATTTATCACGATATATAGTCTTTCATAAGTTCGGGGGTTTCGAAAATGTTTCCAACGACCGTATATGCATCGAGCGTGGTTGGTGATGCCGAATAAACATTATCATATAGAGGATCGCAGAAACCTATATGGAAACAACCATATGAGAAGGTTATCGGTTCTAATGTCGCTTCACCCGTTCCTCCGTCATGATCCCCGAGAACTATATCTCCCTCATACACATCGATCCCCTTTTTATCCTGCATACCAGTAAATTGTTGGAGATTATCCTTACAGTCGTCAGGAATTCTTCCGAAGGTGTTGAACACATCGAAATATGACATTGTTTTTAATCGGTCATCCCAGATTCTAAATTTTATTTCTCGCTTCATTATCTTGATCTATTTTATGAGTTATTTTCAACAATACAGTTTTTATAGTTTTCACTTGATATTCAAGTATCTCAAGTTGGTTGAGTTTTTTGCGGGTAAAAACTTTAAATGCCTCTTCAGGTGTAGGAGATGCATATGGGTTTTTGGCTTTTTTTGATACTCTTTTACCTCCTATATTCCAGAAATGAGGGGTTTCTGATATTACATCATAGTCGATACAGTGTAATTTGATTATTGGGGTGCTAAACTTATCAAATGTTTCGTCCTCATTTGCATGACAGCACGATGAATATGTATACTTATATAGTTTCATCTGTTCTATGATTCCGTTCTATCTCGAAGATAGTCATCTTTAACCGAGAAATACACTGCCGCCATCTCTGATATTTTTTTCAATTGATGCTCGGCAAGTTCTGCTCTCCGCTGTTGTTGTCTTATCTCGCGAACGCTTTCACCTAATAGTGAAACGATTGCATGGTTGTCAAATATAATCGGGGAATAAACGCCCAGCATTCTAGTGTTGAATTCGTCTATTGTAACCGTTTTAACGTCTTTTGGGATATCCAATGCCTCTCTATCAATATGCTGTGCGATCACGACAGTTGCATCTGCATTTTTAATACAGTCTGCGGCATTAAGGATCAGTTTAGTGTGACCCACTTGTCTTGCTCGATAGTAGTATTCGAGGATATTGTGTAGTTTATTAAGTATCGGATTTTTCATAAGTCAGATTTCGTCTCCCCAGAAGTACGCGGATACCGCTTTCCAATCCACGAAAGGACGCTCTCCGGTCAATCCTTTACATAATGGGGCACCTAAAGCAGCATCATCAATGTATATTTTCGCATATGCTTTCGGGCTAGTAGTCCAAGAGTCCTGAGTGGGATTTCTTTGAATGCCGAAAAGAGGTATTTCCCGCTCAGCGAACCAATTCACTGCATCTTGTAACGTATCACCGCTTCGCATTGTCCAAAGTATGAGCTTTGCCCCCTCATTCACCATTCGTTTAAGAACGGATTCTGCTCCTATATCCCTACCAACTTTCGGGTATTCATGTGTAACACATGTCCCGTCGAAATCGACGGCAATAACAATATCTAATAGTGAATCGTATTCGACTGGATTTTTCATTTTGAAAGATTGATAAGAAGCCCCATGAAATTTATTTCTGGATCAGATACTATAGCATGTTTATAGATGCTGTCAACAATATACATGACAGCAGAGACATTTTTATCTTCAACGAAGAGGTCAAAAAGATTCCTCATTAAAAGAAGATAGTCATTGCTGAAGTTACCTTCATTCGAAATAGTATATTTTCTAATATCCCACACAGGCGTTTTCTCCTTCAACATAGTGAAAATCTCTTTCGATACGATCTCGGGTTCGTTTTTATTGTAAACGAATTCCCCACTTTGACAGCATCGTTGAACATGATTGATTGTTTTCCTAATGTCAGGATGACACATTTTAACAATCTGAGCCAGATTCTTCTTCTGTTCAATATCAAGAGATATGTTCTCTGATGCACATATAGACAAGACTCTTTGGAATACTGCCTTGATATCGACTGCGAAATCGAACATGATGCAACGACTTTGCAGTGCTTCCCTTATCTTATTCTTATGGTTTCCAGTAAGAATGAATTTCACATCATCTAAGAATTCTTCCATGAGGAAACGTAAGGCATCTTGTGCTTGTGGTGAAAAACCATCACACTCATCGAGAATGACTATTTTCTGTGCCCCATCCAAGGACATCGTTTCGATGAAGTCCTTGATCTTCGTTCTAACGGTTTCAATACCCGATTCGTCGGAGGCATTAAGGAAGAGATAAGAAGTCGGAGCGAATTTTTTGGCTAGTATCTTAGCCAATGTAGTCTTTCCTGCACCTGGCAATCCAACAAAAAGATAATTGTTGGGAATATCTTTTAGATTATTAAAATATTCTCGGTTTTTATCCGAAAGAATTATGTCGTCGATAGTTTTTGGCGCATATTTGAATGGCCATGCAATGGTTTCTATATTCATATTTTATTCGTAATGTGGTCGCCCTTCTTTTGTGTTATCAAGTTCGCCTTTGACTTTTTCGACGGTTACTAGAAGTTTACCGCCATCATCCCATCCTACGGGTATATAACCCTCATCATGGTATGCGGTTTCCTCATCTGGAAGATTTGCCATAGAGCTATGACGATAAGGTGCTTCTAATTTATTGATATCCTCAATTTCATCTTTAGCCACCTGAAGAACATCCAATGCATCCTGCTCCGAAAGGAATGGGATAGAACCCTCTAATTCATATACATCATACCACCAACCGCCTTCTTCGCACCCACCGTAACATTGGTGTTTACGGTATACGGAAAGCCATACGGTTTCGGTTTTTTGAAAATCTGGATGAGATTTGAGTCTCTGAAATACAATGTGGTCAATATTCTCCATCCCAACATACTACCATGAAATGGGGTTATATGCAAGAGGAATTTTCAATAAATGTCACACTGCACGTTTCTGATTCCGTAATAAATCAAGAATATTGCCAAAATGGGAATAATAATCATCCTCTGATAATACTTAAACCGTTGTATTGTGGCGGAACTCCGTTAACAGTGTTTTCGTTAACTGCAAGACTTTGCAGTCTGGATAATAATGAATATACTTCTTGAATTTTATCGGACGGAACGTAAAATACCTGACTTCCGACGACAACTTGTGTTTTTGCTGATCCTAATACCATACTTTCTATTTAATATTTCCATCTATAAATGCAAACTTGAATCGTTTATCGGCATATGATAAGATATAGAATATGTTTTTTATGCCGAAAAAATTCAAAGGACGAATTTTCGCCTTCACCCCAGATGCAAATCTTCTCAAATTTGCGAATAATAAAACGAATTTGTTTCAAGAACATGGAATAGCGTTCGTGGTAATAAATGAAGAAGACGATGTAGTATCTGGAATTCGCCTACTGACAGACGGGAATGAAAATTTTAACTGTTCTGTGGCTGATTTTGAGAGTATGATAGAACGTAAAGTGATATCTGAGATCGAGAAATTGCCAAAATTTGTATTGACCTCATTTAAGAAACAATATAATAATAACTTGCATAGCGTTAAAAATGGTGTATGATGAAGGATGCAATATCATAATTTAATAATCGATGGTAATAATTTCCTATTTCGCAGTTTCTATGCGAAAACCAATAGACAACCTAGAGATGTAGACGGACTAGACACTCGCCCTCTATATCAAGCAATGGTTATGCTCAAATCGCTGGCGGATAGATTTCCGTCAGAGCAAATATATTTCACTTGGGATAGACGATTAAATCCTGATTTTGTGAATTTTCGTCGTGAGATCGTCCCTGAATATAAGGAGAACCGTGTCGATACAGATGATAAGAAGAATGTCCTATCATATATGCAGCTTATCGTCGATTTTTGCGATGCATTGGGTATTCGAACATTATTCCCCTATGATTTGGAGGCAGATGATGTCATTAAATATATTGCCGATAAGTCGGAGAGTTCACTAATAGTCTCATCTGATCGCGACCTTCTACAATTGGTGAATGAGTCTACTCATCAATTACTGCCTACTATTCAAGCACTAGTCACCTTGGAGAATTTTAAACAATATGGTGAAGTTGATCCTGAAGCTTTCTTGTTTTATAAAGCTATTCTAGGAGATAAGTCGGACAATATTCCAGGGTTATTTCGATATGGCCCTGTAAAGGCTCAAAATCTAGCCATGCAGTTATATAGAGGGGAAACCGTAAATCCTGAATTAACCGAAGAACAAAAATCTATAATCGAGAGGAATTTTAAGGTTATGAATTTGGCCGAATCGGTGAACAGCAGACCCGACGAATATTTTCATTATGATAAACAGTGGGAAGAAAATTTAAGTAAAAGGTATGATGCCGAGAAGCTTATGGGGCTTTTTACGAAATACGGTTTTAATAATCTAGCAAGGGAAATCGGTTCATGGAAGAATATATTCGATAAAAATAAGGAAGAATTTTCGTGGGATGATGTTCTTTATAGTGTTTCCATGTAATGAATTTCTTGTCTAGAGGCTTCCTCCGAACTAAATATGTGCATATGTATCTATTACAAAGAACCTCAATCCCCTGTAGAAAATGTAGCACAACGATCCCTGGCCGTGAATATCTAGTTAAGGAAGCATCAGGCCGTCAAGTTATGAAATGCGATTGGCGTTGCGGTAACTGCGGCATGTTCAATAAGAGTGGAATAACCAAAATCGTTAAAGAAGCAGATTCTAAATGAAAACATCGAAGAAAATACTGATCATTATAAAAGCCTTATTCCTTCTAGGGATAACATCATGTCTTCTTGCATGGCCGACAGCTTTAATTTTTCCCATAGTATCATTCCCATTATGGGTTTTAACCTATGTGGTTTTGATATTTCTCGGAGATTATGGTTTGCAATATGTTCGTGATACTCTAATTATAAAACGTAAATTGGAGGAGTATAATAGTAAGCCGTATAAACAATATGCCATCGATACTGTCTGTCAGTATTGTGGACATAAAGAGGTGCAGACAGTCGATTTAGATAAATTAGAATATAAATGCGAGCAGTGTAAAAAGGTAAATGCGATTTATGTCACATTTATGACTGCCGCTATCACATCACCAGAATCTATAAACATACCGATGTAATATATGAGTAGATTTGAATATGATTTTGAACGACCTCTGTCGGATATCTATTATACCCGCCAAGATGCGACCATAAAAGCCGAACCCTCGACCCAACGGGAAAAGATCGATATCGGTGAATTTCTGGATGCCATACATAAATTTAGTGCATCTTTAACTCCAGAAGATTTTACAAAATTTCAACAAGCGCAATTGGCCGCAAAAACCACGAATAATAATATGTCCAGTGAACATATATGGTATATTTTTACCCGATTCTTTTTGCAGAGTCTTCGAAACACATATAGCGATTCAGACTTAATCCGAATTGAAAATAAACTAAAAGATATTGATATTAAATCGGTATCAAAAGAAAGCATTGACAACACTTCGTTTAGGGTGTATCTTTTGGGTATGATATCGGCACTCATATAACCGATCACAAATTTTATGGAAAATATACAAGAAATAGAAATGCCCGATTTTTCGAGCAAAAAACCCAAAGCTTCGAGCAAAGAAGTCCCAGAGAAAACCTCCAGCGTTAAGAAGAAAGTCTTAACCGAAGAGAGGGAGAGGCTTCCTAGGACGAACCGGACGGTTGAATGTGCATATTGCTCTGAATCGAAAATTTTAAATCCTGACCAATATCAGTCGTATTTCGACTATTGGGGTTCTGAGGAAAAGATCGCAAAGGAATTCATGTGTAAGGACTGTGAGATATTGATGAGAACGAATCCTATCAAGTTCTGGTATCGTCATGGTGAAATACTTCAAGAGTTATCACGCCATATAAAGGTTGCATTTGAATTATTCAATAAGTCTTCCAAAGGAAATCAAGAATTTAATTCGATGAGATCAATGGTATTGTTCCACACTAAAGACAGTGGTATCGAAGAATCGAATGTTGAATTCGTTGCACGGCAACTGAACAACAATCTTCCAGAATTTCACACGCTCAAATTACATAAAATTCCACACGTAGGATCAATAACAATAAAACCATATGAAAATACCAAAAACCGAATTGAAATTATCTAATAAAGATAACTCGTTAAAATCCGCATCTGAAATGAGTTCTGCCGAACTATCGACATGGTTCGCCTTCTGTAATGGGTTAAAATTTATCAACCTCGGAGAAACCTCATATAAAGAGGAGATACAAGAGCGTGATATCCCATATAGTGCAATTCTTAACTATACTCAGACGGTTTCTGGAGACATTGAGCAATACCTACACAGTAAAGGGGCTATTCCTATGAAGTATTCATTAGACTCATCTGTTGCAGAAGCACATGACATCGAAGAAGTCACTTTCATTGTAGAATAGCTTGTAAATTTATTTTATAGGAAAATCTGATCCATATGATAAATAATTCATATGTCATTAGGTTCTCTCTCTATAGCAAAGCAAGTCTTTCAAAGACACGATTTTTCTCGTCAAAATCAAATCCGTATATTGGATGTCGGCCCTGGTGTCCCATCCTATGTTAGAAGAGATTTGATCGATAATGGTGGTCATTACTATGCAACAACCTTGGTTGTCCCTGGTAAAAACATTACCAATATCGACGTTCCAGTCGGAGGTTTTAATTTTAAAATCCCTGGACAGACTTCATACGAACCTAATCCTTGGACCGTTTCATTTAGAACTCCAGGCGATTATTTCCTCCGTGATAGCTTCGAACGTTGGTCTTTCGAGACTATGAACGAGCAATCGATGTGTGGTGCATTTCAATTTCCGTGCGATACTTCTAGCTTAGATATTGCAGTATTCACTCCAGGGTGCGAAGGTATTAAAGGATATCGTCTTATCGGTGTCTATCCGCAATCAGTCGGCGAAATTAGTTATGACCAAACTGCAATCGAAGTTACCAACTTTAGTGTTGCTCTCCAATATCAGTATTGGCGTCCATTAAATCTTTCCGATACAGGATCGATTGATGCATCAAACAGGCAAGCAATGGAAATTGATAATGTATATCAATCCTTAGAGGCTAACTCCGGTAAATCAGCGCAATCATGCGGTATTGCAGTTCCGAGCCGATAACAATTAAATAAACAATAAAAAAAGGCCACTTCTAATAAGAGTGGCCTTTTTTCGTTTTATGGTTCGATGAAAGTCTTATCGATTTCATCTTGAATAGTTGTGTATGCAGTTTTGAGAATCCACTTCTTATTTTCATCGGATAGATCGACGATAGAGGGTTCATGTTTGATTTTCATAACTAATGCTCTCATAGCAGCATTAGCATCCCCCGCAGCAATATAGTATTTCACGAGATTATCACCTGAGATCACAGATGCGATCAGTTCGTTGAATTTCGCATTTACCTCTTCGTCCGAATTAACATAATCATCATATGTCGGATTCTCTTCGCGTTTAGGACGAATTTCGTTGAATCCCATTACATTTGATTCGTATGCATGGGTTATTTCATGGCGAAGAATTTCTTTAATGAACTTCGGTAGGCGGCTGTTCACAATAGCAATCGAATCGACATCTTTATAGTAGTATGTCTTTGCATGGTTCAGGTAGATTTCTATGGTCCCATCGGCTTTATCAGTAGTATTATCGAAATAAAGTGCCTGAACACCTTCCTCCACTTCAGGGTTTTCATTGATGAATGCCCTTGCTCTGCGCGAATATTCTTTATAGAATTTAATTTCAAGATCATGATTATCGCCTAATTCTACGACGAACGAATCGCCTGATCTAATATTCTTCTTATTTTTAATCTTCTCGGTTAGTTGAGAAATGATTTCTTCGGAGAAGGTGGAGAGGTCTGAGAAATATGCCCTCTCTTGTATAATAAAGTTTTTTAACGTCATTACTTTATTTATTTAAGAACACGTATGATTCGTCCTTTAGTATAATCCTGCGGGTATATCTCTAATTCGACTCTATCCCCTACTGTGGGTTTGGATTGGCCGCGAGATATTTTACCTGCAAGGTAGCATATTAGAGGTTTATCGATTTTTTCGACTTTTACGCTGAATTGGGCATTAACATGAATCTGGGTAACATGACCCATGATTTTAATATTTTGCGTCTTTGACATATACTAATTTATCAATAAATCGCATATATTGCAAATTAAAAACGAGGGCCGAACCATAGAACACCCCTATATAGAATTTGTCTAGTAACTTTAGTCACTTTTAAGACTTCCATTGCCTCTAAGAATATATCCGAGGTCTTTTTATAGTCGTAGTATTTTTCTACTTGCCCTTTCTGGACACACATCCAATCGTGTAGAACACATGCTTGTGAATAGTCCCCATCAGGAGGAAGAAGCGACCAGAATATTCTAGGGATTGATGCTAAGTCGGTTTTAAACCCTTGCGGAACGGTGATTTTTTCACCACTTCCGAGGCTACCAACTTCATAGGTGAAGTCATTTACAACTTCCCATTCTCTTTTCGTTGTCTTTTTAACTATTAATGCACTCGTAAACGAACTCATTAATATATTTACACTTCAGTCAGAATTCCATCTGTAACTGCCTTAGATACGATCCATGCATAGTTCGTAGTATGGATGCGAACATCGTCTATAGTGACATATACTTGATTTCTCTCACATTCTACAATATCCCCTTCTGCCGCAGTTTTCGACACGATAGATTCGGCATTGTGGAAATTAAAATTGAATTGTTTTCCAGATTGGACGATGTATTTTTTCATGATATCGTTAACACTCCATCATTTATTTCCACGTTCCCTGCATAACCTTTCATCACCACCCGTGGTTGAGTTTTGTTATTTTTACTAAAAGTAGGCACATTACATATAATCTTATCGACGATATGACATGTGCCTCTATAGTGGACTGACCATTTATCAGTCCCATGTTTCATTGAATAGGGTTTATTGTAATGAAACCAGAATGTGTATTTTCTATTTCTCATACTAAGAATCGTTATAACTTCCACCGCCAAGGAATATTTCCCATTCGGTTCTTAAGAAATCAAAAACAAGACCATTGTTCGGTTTGACAGGCTTACGGATAAGCTTCAATCCACATTCTTTAGGGGTTCTATTACCCTTCCAAGTGTTTAATGCTCTATCGCAGGTAACAAGGTTCTCCCAAGTGTTTTCGCCACCCCTAGAGGATGGGATAATATGGTCGATACTCGCATTTTCTCTGGTCAACAATTCGCCCGTATATTGGCAAATAAATCCATCTCTTTTCCAGATGTTACTCTTTGTTGGGAACAGGACTTTAGAATTGATAATTCTATCGAATTTTGCACAGACTGCAATTGGAGGAAGACGATACTTTGTTTTTGGAGTCGATACAGAATCATCATAGTCACGAATAGGTAAGTCTTTCCATTCGTCGAAAGTTCGAACCACTTGAAAGCTATCGATCTTTTGCATGTTCACCGAACCATCTTCGTTTTCCTCATAATACACATCTACCGGATGTGCTGCACCAGTCACAATGTCAACCATGACCGATTTCCAATCGGCTACATCCAAAGGGTAAAAATTCTTATTGAGCTTTAATATTTCTTGTTTCTTCATTGCACTTTAATGTAATACCGAAAACGCGATTTGTCAAACGGAATCTTTTTCTCGAATATATTTTATTATATCATCTATATTGGCCAATGCTCCGATTCCAGTGTCACCACAGAAAAGAGTCTTTTCGATTGGTGGGATAACATCTATTCCCCATTCGGTGATTTTCGCGATGTGGTCTTTCGTGGCCGGATGTTCCCACATAAGGGTATTCATACTTGGGGCGATTATCAATTGTTTATTAAAATCCCATGCACGGCATACACAAGTCAGCAGATTGTCGCAAATACCATTAGCTATTTTCGCTAAAGTGTTCGCCGAACAAGGAGCAATAACGAAAGCATCTGCCCACTTTACAAGATCGATATGCTGGACTTTACTATGATACCGATAGTCTTCCCATTCACTCGCATCATCGTTCAACTCATCGTCACCAAACCAGAAATCGTCGAAAGAGACGAAGTTTTGGGCTGATGTGGTAAAGACGAATCTTGCCTTGAACCTTTTTTGATCATCTAAGATATATTTTTGTCTTATCTTAGGGAAAAGAGTGGTAGCAACACTACCCGTCAAGCCGTGAAGAATATTCATCTAGTATATACTGTGTTAGTTGTTTTTCGTCGGTGGTTACACGGAAAGACATATCTTTTTTAAATACTAATCTTTTAGTGTTCCCTTTTCGTATTTCCGTTAGATCATTATAGACGACATAATCTGCACCACTATTGAGAACTTTCTGAACAGCATAATATACGTCATCGTATGTAGGGCTAACCAATAATTTGAAACCCACGATCATTGCATTTGGGCAAGCTTCCCGCAATTTAGGTAAAACTTTGATAGCTTTTCTCAACGTGATGATGAGGTCATCACTACCGCTAGAAATCTTCCCTTCGGTCTTTTCGACGGTATAGTCTGAAACTGCCGCAGCACTCAATATTATATCAGGTTTTTGAACCTTTGCAAGCTCGATCACTTGTAGATATTCATCATAATTTTTATAGTCTAATATCGCGGAATCTATCCTCCCGTTACAACATGCTGTATATAATCCGTTTGGGGTGACGCTTTCCTTAGCTTTCCATAGTATGACATCTATATTTCTCTGGTCGAATTCATCAGCTAATGATGCTCCAAATTTACCAGAACTCATGTTTCCGATAAATCGCACATCATCGATGGGAACTTTCGTTCCTCCGCTTGTAATTAAAACTTTCATAGTGTTAACAGTTTAACCTCTCTTCTGCGTTCTGTCAAGATGTTTATTAGAGTTACTGTTGGGTCTTCCAGATATTTCGGACGACTTTCTCGTGTTTTCCATGCAGTCCAACCAGTTGCGGGGTCATATTGGTTACTCCATCTCTCTAAGTGAAGCATAGTCACCGAATGCCCTGGAATGTCGGGCCTGAATTTGTAATCAGGTAAGACAGGAGTCAGTTGACCTATATTCTGTCCAACAGTCACATTATCTCCAGCTTTAAGCTCGGAGTTCAATTCGCCATAGACATAATATCCATCCTCATCCTGAATTAATAGTGCATGTGTCTCTAACCACCACGGATGACCTTCGGAAGGTCCAGTGAAGGTGCTATTAGATATCACCTTACCTGGTCGTATTGCAGTTACCACATCTCCAGGTTTTCCATAAAGATCAATACCTTCATGGAAGTTGTGTTTTCGAGCACAACCAAATGCGCCAGGATGTGAATTGATCGGTATACCCCGAACTAGTTCAAAATTTATTGGAAACCAAAATTTCATAATATGTCGTTGTTTCTATATAACCCTTTCTCTTTCAATTCTAAACATCTATCCCATGCATCGGTCTTTTTACATGGCATATCATATACTTCCTCGTAGCCACTTACCACACTATGTCTAATAAGTTTGTTATGGTAAAGATCGATTTTATGTGCATGGGGATCGCCCACTGCCTCTAAAATATCAGCATCATATTTGATGGCGGTAAAAGCCGCTTCTTCTGTTGCTCCACCCCAACAACTTTTTACCCATTTTTCCCACAACGGATGCCAACACCACCAATCATATCGAGTCGGAAAAGTTGTATCCACGAAGAATTCGGGTACATTATACTCAGAATAATCTTTCATAGTTTTTGTAAGGTCTTAAGGTCAGCTATAAAAGCATCAGTCAACGTTTGGTTTAAATGGAATACTTTAGATGCGATTTCGACCCATTTTTCCCATTCTTCTTTGGCTGATTCTCCTATTTCAGAGAAAGGGCGTCGATCAGGATACATGGTATTCCATACTATACATGCTATTTCTCTGTTTGTAAATTGATTTTTCATTGTAACATTAAATGATTTTGATGTGCTAAATATGCCGCTGCATCTCCGATTATTACTCGAATTTCGGATTCGGTTTTTCCGATAAGTTCCATAGTCGTGTATTCTTTCTTAATAGCCGACATGATTTGTCCTACGGTCCTACCATCTTCAGTTCCTAGAATGTCCATTACGATACGACCATTCAGCTTCGACTTTAAGCATTTCGTTACATTATATTCAAAATAATATTTTGAAATAGCCTTTTGAAGATGTGGGAACTTCTTCTGATAGATCAATGCATAGGTGGATTTATCTAAGAATTCTTTTTTACCAGATTCGTCTGGGTTGGTCGTTTCCAGCCACTCCACGAATTCCGCATACATGGGTCTTTTCTTATTTCTAACCCTATTGGTATGGTTTAGATTTTCAAATGCAAACAGTTCTTTTTTGAAATATTCTGATTCAGTGACAAATCGATATACCTCTTCATTTGTGTCGAAGCCCGCTTCCCATTTAGAATAATCAAACCCACCAATTTTGCAGATATCTTCCATGTTCTTAGTAAGGATTACCTTCTCATAGATATGGTCATTATCACTCCATGTGACATTATTATCAAACATCCCTTGGCGAATCCAGAACGACAGTCCTGTATGTCCAAAATGCAGCCCCATCTTATGGAAAACGCGCCCAAGGAGGTTGCTCGCGTCTGAGTGGGCCATATAATTCAACGCTGAATGGAAATCCTCTCTTGGGTAAAAACACATATCCACTTGAACTCCCTTATAAGGGAAAGAATACACTGAATCATTCACATGAGGTCTAACACCGAACTTTTCCAAAATATAGTCCGTTGTTGTTAGTTTATTACCAGCTAAATACCATATCGGTCCCTTAAAGTCATCAATACCGATTAAGATATCAATATCACCGAAAGATGATTTTGATCTTATTTGTGCTGGAATTTGGATATAATTTGTATGGATGATGTTTCGATAATTATCGAACTTGTATTTATCTGTCAATAAATCTTCATTGAAAATTTTAATAAGTTCAGTCGAATATTGATTGAATTCTTCTGCGTTCATTCGATATTCAGGTAACTCCCAGCTTTTTAATAATTTTCCGCCCATATATCTAATATACGGCTTAAAATGTAAAAGTCAACCAAAATGTGAGAAAGTTTTATAAATAAATAACAGATGAATAAAGAAAACAAACTTCCATTTTGGACACCAGAACGCGATGAATTGATAATGAAATTGAACGAAGATGGGCACCATCTTTCAGAAATGGAAAGAATTTCAGGTATTGAGCGAAAACGGATAGGACGTAGATTGAAAGCTTTAAATATTCCCGTAAACACGTTAGGAAAGACAATCCTAACAGAAGATCAAGAAAATATGATCCAATCTTTAATTAACCGAGGAAACACTCTTAAAAAAATTTCTAACATTTTACAGTTGAAAGAGCGAACGCTGCAACATTTTTGTACAAAAAACAATATCCGAATTAATTTAAAGGAAGATGAGGTAGTCGGATGGACTTCAGGGCAAATCGAAATGCTCATATTATATAATGAGCAAAATATGGATATAAGAACTATTTCGCGAAAGGTGAGAAAAAGAACATCATCTGTATCCGAAAAATTGATCGAATTAGGATTGGCGTCCCAAGAGTTACGAAGACGTTTTATCAATACATCATTGAAGAGAGAGGGCAAGAAACATTGCTGGAACTGTGATCAGACATATGAGATATCTGAGTTTTATATTAGTAGGAATAAAGCGAAACATTGTAAACAGTGTGCGCTCATCGCCTCGCGAAAAAATTTAGAACGATTAGCTATAGATGATCCGCCTTTCTTTCTGAGAAAGAAATTATGGGATGCCAAACTACGTGCTAAAAAATTAAATAAAGAATTCGATCTAACTTTAAGTTTTTTATCGGATTTATTTAATAAACAACAGAAAAGATGTCATTATTCGGGGATTCCTTTGGTTGGGAAAACAAACGACCCTTTCTCTATTTCTATCGATAGGGTAAATTCCTTCGGAGGTTATACACAGGATAACGTTGTTCTATGTGCTGCCGCAATAAATACGATGAAATTTGATGTTCCTTTGGATATATTCTTACAAATGGTTGAGCAAATATATCTATTTAAAATTAAACCGAATTAGATTACTATTATATTTAAACTGCTTCGCAATCCATTTCATTTAACTCATCAACATCACGATGTTGAATTTTTCATCAGGTGTTTTTATACCTGCTCTTCCAGAGAGAATTCCGATATTGGAATAAACTATAAATTCATTATAATCACGTGTATCGTTGATAAATGTTTTAAACCCTTTACTGACGAATCCGCCAGTACTGATTATATATGTATCAAATTCACTCCGTGTGATAGTTTTCTCCATATGCTCCGAAACTCTACGGTCTTTAAATTGAAATATTTCTATCATCTCGCTCATTTTCTATTATAGCCTTCATTCTATTTCTACTGTTTCGCATTCCATTTCGTAATACCCACCCTTGTAGTATTGGAACCCACTATACGTCTTTTTTTTCGGTTTGTCAAGACGAGAATCAACAATAAATTGTTTTGCTTTTTCGTAATCAAGAAACCCGCAGACAATCTCTTTATCATAATGAGATTCGAAAGGCTCTCCGATTTTATCTTGATATACATTCTCAGTCGTTCCGACTATTATATATGCTGTCATAATTATTTGCTCCAATTTTTAGGCAATCTACACTCTTTTTTAACTGGGCATTGATCGCAATACCAATCATCTTTTCCTCTGGTATGAATACAACCCCATGGGTGTTTTGAAGCCCAAGCCCACGGAACCTCTACAGGGACGTTATTGGCTATTAACTGACATAACTTGTTGATGGTATCAGTATCCTCTTCACGTTTTGCTGCTGCCGAATTTTGAAGAGTATTATATTCTTCTTCTGTTAAAATGAACTGCATATCAATTATCTCTTACGTTTCCTGCCATTCCTGTTAATTTTTCATAGTGTCTCCACTGACCATTTAACCAATAGTGGATGGGTAACAACACATGTTCAGGTTGATCAACGGGAGTTACCAACACTGAAGGTGTATGGAGTGGTTTTTGCGGTTCAAAGACTGCAAATGTAGATTGTTCTTTCATCATTGTCAAGTAGAGTTTCGATCATATCATATACAATGTTCCAATCACCACCGCCCCGATCACATCCCATTTTGTAGGGAATGTAAATATCTTCAGTCTCATGACCAATTTCCCATAATCCTGATGAAAATTCGTTGAGAGCAGTGCCTAGCGATCCATATTCAGTGAATCGTTGACCTGAACCACAATCATATTGTCCGAACAAATTCACCACCGCAACATCACGATCAGCCTTGACTCTTTGCGCCATTCCTAATAAACGCCATTGTTGGCTACTATATTGATCGTGTAATTCCACATATCGCTGGTAAACTTTGGGCCATTTATTTTTAATAGCCAATGCAACGCCTGAACCCATCACCCCTAAACAGTTTACTTGATGGAGAACGACACCACTTTCAACTGTCGTGACATCTTTTTGAATTTCTTTAATCATTTCTTATATTTCTTTTGTAGTTTTTTTAGAAGTGCTAGTTCGGATTTCTCGCGCTCATCAGCTTCTTCTTTTTCCCATTTATCCTTTAAATCTTTCCACTGCGCCATTCTCTCATTATATACTTCGAGAGCCTCAGTGTATTGCTTCATTTCTATAGCATACCGTTTATTCACGGGATACACTTTCTTATATTGAACCAATATTATATCAGGGCTATCCCCTTCATAATAACATCCACTATGGTCAAGTTCAAATGTCCAAGGTATAGCAGGATCATCTATCCCGTTTTCCGCCATTTTTTTCGCCAGCCAATTTATGTCAAATTCACCACCATGTCTATCTAATAATATAGATGTTTTATCTAATCGGGTAGTAACAGGAAATGGTGATATTTCCGTAGGCATCACTGGCTCTGACGGGGCATAATGTCGATTGAACCATATTGGATAATTTTTTTGTTTAGGCATAAGAATGTTAGTCTTTGAAGTAATCTCTTACCGTGTTTTCGATTATTTTACGTAGTTGAGGGGATATGCCGTATTTTTCTGCATTAACCTCGATGCTCTTGCGGATATTACCGTTCTTATTTCTTTCTCCTGCTGCTCGCCAATCTGATAACATCTCCAATAGATCGATGAGATTCATATCATTGATACCGTTGGGCCAAAATTCTGTATGATGTCTATTCTTCGAATAGTGATGTTCGATTGTAGGCTTTAATTCTGCAAGCATGTTTCGGTATTCTTCCGAACCGTATACCACTTTAGCAAGTTTATCGGTATTCTCTGCAAATCCTGATAATTCAGGCTCTTCCAATTTTGAATCATCGTGATGTTCGGCCCGATCAATGAGTTCTTTACTGAATGCGTGTAGATAATGTCCTACACGCTTGATATGTTTATATGTCTCGGCGAGACATTTATCGATCTGATGTTGTTCTGCACTCATATGATTATACCTTACAGCCCAAACCCATCCGTGTCAACCTTTTTTCCTGAAATCTTTCCGCCTATGATCCATGTCGGCTGACCAATTAAAATCATAGGGACAAACCCTGGAACTATTGCAAATGGAAATGTTATAGGAGATGAAGATGCAACTACTGCGATTAATGCACCGTCCCTTGTCAAGGTTTTTCCCATATTATGGATTGGGGTTCCCATTGCAACCTGCCATTCTCGGCGTTTCCCAAGCTCTGTATCGACTTGAGCACAGTTTCCGAGCATACATACCAAACACAGCGAGGTAATTAAATTTTTAATTGTTTTCATATTATTTTACTGTTAAATGTTTTTTTGCCCATTCGGAATCCACTTCTTCTATACCGATACCCTCGGCATCATACCATAATTCTTCACCACCATCGATATAACAATCAAATTTGGTTCCTTTTTTCGCAATGATCATATCGTCCTCATTTAAACAACGGGTTCTGATTTCATCAACTGCATTTTTAGGAATATGCCATCCATATTCTTCGATTATATCTGAAATATCGATATCGACTCTCGGCTCTCTAAAGTCTAGGACGAATAGATCATGTTTTAAAACCCCATGTTTTTTCGGTTTGCTTGCTTCCTCCTGCGCTCTCTTTTCCAAGATTAGCTGTTTTTCTTTTGCTGTTAGTTTCATAAATTCAATTCTGTAATAATTTCAATTTCTTCTGGTTTACATCCCAAACAAGTTTTTAGTGCATATATTTCAGATTCACATGCTTCTATAGAATCGAATTTTCGGGGATCGTGAGAACCTGAAAAATTCCTAACAATTTTCCAATCATTTAAATGTTCTGACCCTGGTAACACATAAGGATATTTGTATCGAATATAATATTCACCTTTCAATGTCTCTACATCATTCATAGATTTTACATTTTAGATATTTCATATTCCGTGGCTTGCATTTCTACCACAAACGTAGGCGAACCGACACCCCAAATACCATTCCCACGATATTTTTCAGAATCGATTGACACTTGTTTATAGTTATACCAACGTTTTGAACCAAAAGGTTTAATTGACTTCGTGGTGCGATTAATTCTGTAGGCCGACCCCCATGCCGTGGGGACATTTCTCCCCTTAACTGAAATACGGACCAGAGAATTTACCGTTAATTTATTAAATTGATCTATTGTCATATGCCTATATCTATGTCTATTTTGATGTTTTTTATTGGTGGAAATATATGAGCAACTACTCGGTTATTCTTGATGTCCTCTTCAGTATTGTTAGTATGGTCACATCTAACTCGCGTTTTTTCACCGTATAATAACCTTGATTGAAGGATTAATTCTTTTTCCAAGTTGTGACTCACACGGTAAAATTGTTTTTCTGTCATATGTTTATTTTGAAATGGTTGCACCGTTATAACGTGCTCTTATTTTCTCTTAAAGTCTGAGGATTTCCACGTAGCTATCGTTTCCATCAAATATATAGTAAGTGCTCTTCTTTAAGTTACTTCTAAGCGTTATTCATCATCCACTCCCTGATGATAGGAGTTTTACGGTGCATGGTGGGCCGACCTAGAATCGAACTAGTTACCCGACCACCGCACTATTATTAAGGCGAAGGATTTACAGTCCTCCGTGCGGAAATCGGCCCAAGGTTTCTTCGATAATCAAACTACTGAGTGGTATTGTAAAAAAGCCACAGTTTGATTGTTGAATTTTATGCTTTACTTTTTATGTTTACTAAAATTTAAAGTTTACATTCGTAATCAGTATCATTTATATAGTTTCCAATCGAGGAATAAGATATATTCACAAACTACTGTTCACCTAATTATCGAAGAAAATTAATCAATAACAGTCGTCGCATTAAACTCGTCGATGCCATCTTGCAACCATGCAATTTGTTCGTCGGTTTCTTTTATCAACTGTCTACGTGTTGTCTCTGAAATATATGAAGACCAGTTTTCGGTTTTGGTCGCAGAACTACCATAACATACAATTGATACATCTTCACCTGTTCGGCAAGACAGCCCATTCAAGAATTGTAGATAAGATTTGTGTTCGGCTAAACTGACCAATTTATCTGATATCTTAGCAGTCTCTTTTGAAATTTTCGATTTAAGTTCGATCAACTTGTTTCGGATATCGATCTCCTCTTCCCACAGAGCTTGGATGTCAATCTCTCGATCTTTACATGTTGAATTGTGCTCATGAAGATCAGAACGAATTTTGTTGAGTTGACCGATGAGACGGTTTTTTACTTTGAGTGCGGATGTTAATGTCATGTGGTATTATAGGTTATTGGTGAGTGTTTGTCAAATGTTTTTTTGAGGCTAATAACGGAATCGAACCGATTTATCTACATTACGAGTGTAGCGCATCACCATTTATGCTTATTAGCCAATTTGAGGTCTGTGAGAGAATCGAACCCTCGTCTGAAACATACCAAGTTTCCATAATAACCACTATAATAACAGACCGTTATTTTTGAAAGGATGATTTCTTCGAACATTTTTCACATTTTAGAACATATGTCGTTTTCTTACATCCTTGAGAATCTCTATTTGTAATTTCCTCGATAATTTTGAAACTATGATCACATTGTTTTGGAAATATTTTTTTCAGAAATTGAATTATCATAAATCATATTTATAGTGCCTTCTTGAGGTTCTATAATGAGACATTTTGCAGACGAAGAGAATTTCCCGCTTAGAACTTTTTTCCATTTATCGGCAAGCTGTTTGTTTTTCTCTTTACGTCTTTCTATGTTTTTAGATGTCCCTGATTTTTCTCTCCCTAACCTAACCCATGCAATATCATAATTGCTCTGATATGTTAAAGTCGCATCACGTTCTTCATCGTCACCATATCCGCCTCTTTTCCATGCTCCCTCCACATAATTACGAGGAGCAGTGTGCATATGGTATACCGTTAGACGCCCCGCTAACCCCTTGCTGTGAATATATTTCATAGCCATAGTGTCACACCCTCGCGCATCTCCAACTACAAAATGATGACCATTATGATTAGCATCGTCTATTCTTGGAACATAGTGTTCGATGAACTCCTGTTCCGTTAAATCTAGATGTCCTGATATAAAAGCTATCATATGTTTTATTCTCCTCCACATGAACAGCCGCTATCACATGACCCTGAATCATGGGAGGAACTAGAATCAGATGCTTCGAACTGGGTGAGTAATGTCGGTAGAGGCATTTCCGATATATCGACCCAAGAACCATCAACAAAATATTCTGTTGAATTTCCGTTTTTACGAGTTTTGAGATATGTCCGTTTGTTTGCGTCGAATGGTTGTTTTTTCATACAATTTATGGTACTCACGGAGGGATTCGAACCCGTCACTGTATGCGGTCTAAACGCATTGCCTCTTCCGTTGGGCTACATGAGCATTTACTTACTGCGGATGGAGCGAGAGTCGAACTCGCAAGGCCGTTTAAGGACCATCTGTTTTCGAGACAGATGCCGTCACCAATCGGTCTGCCCATCCTTTTATTTCTAATCTCTGAGCATCTGTATATTTCGACATACGCTCTCTACATTCTTTAATTATTTGTTGACCTTTAATCATAGTGGAACTCTTGGTCGGATTCGAACCGACAATCATCTGTGCTTGAAACAGGCGGCTTTACCAGTTAGCCCACAAGAGCATTTATTATTTAAATGGTCCTTCTGGCAGGGATCGAACCTGCGTCTATGCCTTATCAAGGCAGTGCTAAACCACTCAGCTACAGAAGGTTATTTAACTAACATGCTAAAATACTATTGCCCCTTCATACTCACAGGATCGTTTTTGTACCATGTAATATATTCTTCTTTATTCATTTTGAAAAAATTCCACCTATCAAACCTTTGAATGTTTCCTTACTTTTCTTTCCTATGAAATTTCCTACTATTCGAGCTTTATTCCAATCCATTTCAGTGATCTTAATATCATCGTCTGTATCAAATGTTTTATCTTTACCCGCACTCACACCTAAGTAGGCCACTCCTTTATCGGTTTGAGGTTCTATATAGACTTCGATGGTAGTTCCCCATACATCTTTATAGGTAGAAGCTGCATCATTTTCATTGATAGTTTGATTGATTGCCATTCTAATTTGAGTCACTGTCCGTGAATATTGGGCGTTTTCGTATATAAAATACGCAACTCCTGAAAAGATTGAAAGGACAACTAGATATAAAATTACATTATTGATGTTCATATTTTTAATTTGGCGGAACATAGAATACTCGAAATCCAAGCACGATTGGTTACGGCTCACACTCTTTAGCAAAGAGGTCCACTACCTAAGTGGTTTATGTTCCATTATTTTATGCTTCTTCTTCAGGAATTTCAACGAAATTATCCGTATGAAAACCACTATGAATTTGTCCAGTCCGATGATGTAATACGATACAATGTCCTGGCATTTGTTTTATTTCACCTAATATGACAAACACTTCCTTATCAGTAAAAGGGTATTGCTTGTGAAATTCCACAGGAAGATCATCGAAATTGAACTTTACTAGAGGTAATTTCGGCAATGAATCTGATAAACTTCGCACGAATTTTTTCTTCGTCTGCTCCGAACTGAAAAATTCAGGATCGGATAAAGTTAGCAAATCATAATCCATTGTAGTTTCTCCATGAGATTCGCCATACCATAACATAGTATCTAATTTATATCGCCCATTATCTTGTAGGACAAACGGGGCATTATCAGATTTACGGTAAATTATTCTTGGAGATTCGTTCATTGTATTGATTTTAATTGTTTTTGGTAACTCCCCCGAGATTTGAACTCGGACTATTAGGATCAAAACCTAATGTGCTAACCGTTACACTAAAGAGTCATTTAAAAAATCTGGCATCCCGTAGGAGAATCGAACTCCTGTTCGTAGATTGAAAATCTACCGTCCTAACCACTAGACGAACGGGACTTTTATTGCAGATATGCATTGTTTTTGCTCCGATGCCTTTACCAATTTGGCTACTCGGGGTTTTTTTTAGAAATGCCCCCGAGGTGGGATTCGAACGCCACAATATCTTTCGATGTCGGTTTTACGTTGCGATTTATTTACTGTTACATATCTTATTGTTTAATCTTCTGTCCATTTTCTCAAATCTACTATCTCAAACCAATCAAAGGTTGTTGGATATTCACTATTGTCAGATGACATTTTATACTCGTTGATCCCTCTCCAAGGATCAACTTTGCATATTGCTGCCGATGCATCTTCATATGTCTCAAACGTTGAAATCCAATCACCAGTCCCAGAAGAAGGATAGTAGCTATAACCTGCAATTAACAAAAATGGTTTCTTCATGGCTAATTATATCGTACTAATGTCCCTTCGTCAAGTGCTTTTCTCATATACCTCATCAAAAAGATACTCTTTTCAATGTTGTTAATCGTTGCATCGCCGAGATCATCCAAAGGAATAGGAAACAAATACTTTTCAGAAGTATTCTTTTTTACTACACTATAATAAAGTAAATTCTGTCTGTAATATACAAATTGACAGAAGTTTTTATCGTAGACGAAATCGGTTATTTTCATGCAATAGTATAACACTAAAGATGTTCTTTGTCAAGAGAAACATGGTCGGAAATAAAAGAATCGAACTTTTGTCATTTGCATGTCGAGCAAACACTCTACCATTGAGCTAATCTCCGAATATCTGGTACACCTAGAGGGGTTCGAACCCCCGACCCTCGCCATGTAAAAGCGGTGCTCTACCACTGAGCTACAGGTGCATTTTATTTAAACGATGTATCTGAATCCTTTTCTTTTTTTAAACATGTGATATTATACTCCAATTAATTTCCAGAGTCAAGAGGTTTTCTCCCTAATGAATAATTATTATCTATCCGAATTTCTGAATTAGGAAATGTCCAACATTGCCCACTATCATTTAAAAACACGACCCATAATAAATCATGTTCTTGTGAATAGTCAATTAGAAAATGAGCAAAACCTTTACCTTTCGGTGTTATTAATGGAATTGTAGGATTGATCTGTATCATTATTTTTGGTGACTCAGACAAGAGTTGAACCCGCATGTATCCAGTTAAACTTTCAACTCGTTCGTAGCGAGAGGTTATACTGAGCCATTTAATGCGGAAAATGAGCGACTCGAACGCTCAAGCCCTCTTTCGAGTGACCACAATCTTTCCAAGATTGCCCCTCATCCTGCCGGATATTTTCCTTTTATAATGTAATGATGCGGCCCCGAGACTCGAACTCGACTTGTAACCTTATGAGAGTCACCAGACCACCTGGCCTATGCCAACCGCCATTATATTTATCAGAAATTATATTTATAATCCCTGTGGTGCGGAATGAGGTAATCGAAACCTCGTCTTGACATTGGCAATGTCATATTCTACCACTAAATTAATTCCGCATTTATATTTGGCATACGGTTAGAGAATCGAACTCTACACACTCTGATTTGGAGTCAAAGTCGCCTTGCCTTGGAACATGACCGTATATTATGCAATGACTTTTGATTATAAGACTTATGATTTCTCTACATTCTTATTTGTCCTTAGAGTCGTTGCCGAACTATGGATGGTGCGTTAGGTAAGATTCGAATAATGTTGTTGGTGGGCTAGGGCAGAATTGAACCGCCGACTTTTCTTCCACAAAGAAAGGTTTTACCATTAAACTACTAACCCCGTCTTATACTCTACTGACTGAAAATCTATTGGCGAAGCTAAGGGGAATTGAACCCCTGTCATAGGATCGACAATCCTAGGTAATAACCACTATACGATAACTCCATTTAACTTTAACATTATAACACACTTCAATGAGTGAGTCAACACAAATTTACAAACTCTCTAAATTTTCTTCGGATAGAAAATCATCAGCGTTTTCCTCTAATACATATCCCAGACTCCATATTGGAAAACCGACTGCTATCATAGGAAAAATAGAAGGAACGATAATGAAAGGGCGAGTCAATGCCGACTCATCACACTTCACTGCAAGCTTAACTCCACAATTCATTGTCTGTCCTCCTATTTGCTGAAGAGAAACACCGACAGATGAGCATGAAGATGAGGCTAATAGTAACACCAGTGAGAATAATATACTTTTCATAAGGTTTCCCTTATTTATGGTAAATTCTCAGAGGTTTCCATAATATGGAGTTGGAGATGGGATTCGAACCCATGATTAAGCTTCCGCTTTCTAGTTTACAAGACTAGCCCTTTAAACCGCTCAGGCACCCCAACATTTCCTTACTTAATAATAGCAGTTTCCGTTTTCGTCGAATGCTGTTTATACAGTCAAAGCGATTCTTTTACAAATTTTTCAAATTCTTCTCTTTTAAATTTATATATTCCTATCTGGATATGGTTCTGCGAAACAGAACAGTTTATATTTTTAGAATCTTTATTGAAAGAATACACAACAGGCACTTCTAAGGTTTTGTAGTGCTCCAACTCTAATGTACAAAAAGAATCCAACGAATCATGAACAGTCCGGTTTCTATTTCCCGAGAAGCAACACAGTCTTTTATCTCCAGAACTGTAGTTTATGATATGAGCATAATCATACAAGGAATTAAATTCCTTATGACTCTGTTCAATATCATTGAAATATTCAGCAAGCTCATCCAATTCTTGTCTAGAATTTATCTTGATACAAGATTGACCGTTTCTAAACTGTTCTTCAACTACTTTATCATGTATTTTCATCATTTATTTTGATATTTTCTAGATTTTTTTATCTCGTCGATCACCTCTTGCGTGACCGGACCTTGGGACTCTAGTTGTTCTTTTCTAATCTTTCGAAAGAACTCTGCGATATTACATTTGACCATATTTAATCGTAATTGATTTTCTCACGAGTTACTTTTTTATGTCCACAACATTCACATTGCATATAATAAACTTCTATACACAAACTCGGAAAATCTCTAAATTCTTGCTTACCGTAAAAAACATGATTACCGTGTTTATCGGTTTGATACCAATTTGGATTCTTGCGCCATGAATGGATACCTTTCTTACAGTTATCTTCTTTTTTTAACTGTTTTTGAACTCTTATCCAAAAGAGTAAGACGTTTATCCATTCTTTAATATACTTTATCATTGTTTCAATCTACCATATGTTTAAATGTCTGTCAACGTTTTTCTTGACTTAATAATTGAACTTTAAAATCAAAGTTAGCTTTGATAAGTATCTGTCGATTATGAAATGTAAAACATGTGGCGGCGATATCGGTGATGAATGGCGATCTTCTAAAAAACAAATAAATCGCGCACCGTTGCTTTTTTGCTCAAGACGTTGCTCTAACACTAGACAACATTCCACTGCGACAAAATTAAAAACCTCATCATCTATTAAAAAACTAATATCGGATGGGGTATTTACTCATGTCGTCAATAAGCGTGTTAAAAAAGTTACTAAAATGAAACTATGTAATTTCTGCAAGAAGGAGTTTTTAGCGTATCGCAAAACAACCTCGAAATCATGCACATGGCCAACCACTTGCTCTGATGATTGCTATCTTTCCACTAAAAGAAAAAATGCGCGAGGTAATAAATCTTTAACCTATAAAGGGATGCACTTCGATTCACAGTGGGAACTGGATATGGTGTATTTTTTCGAAGAAAACGATATCTCTTTTATCATACCTGCTCCCATTAAATGGGTCGATGTGAACGGGAAAGAGCATCGGTATTTTCCTGATTTTTATATCCCCAACCTTAATCTATATGTCGATCCCAAAAATCCTCTAGTTGTAATTCAACAAAGAGTAAAATTAGAAACTATATCCGATATGGTCGATTTGATATACGGCAATCTAGATCACTTACAATCTATTATTATTTCTAAATGGCGAGCATGGAGGGAGTTGAACCCCCATGTATCCAGTTAACCTTTCAATGCGTTCGTAGCGCAAGGGTATACATGCCCATTTTAAATTGGTGGATGCGGCGGGACTCGAACCCTGCTTTGCTCCGTCGAGCACAACCATGTTTACAGTGGAATCGAACCACCAGTCTAACCCATGACCAACACACCCATTTTAAATTTTAATTCTTTTCTCTACGAAATCTTTGAGATTTACTGTTTCTCCCTCATTATACTCTTCTTCTTCGTCATACCACCAAGTTAAAATTTCATAATTTTCTAATGGCTGGAATTTCAGTAGATTCTCCCACTTAGTTTTACAATACCAGTGCTGAGAATGTGTTCCTACTTCTTCTCCTGTCTCTTTATCGTATATAGTGTATTCTGTTACGTTTGCACTTGTCATGAATTTTAATTTTTCGCTGTTACTATCTCCCCATAATACCACAGTTTACCCGTGGGAGGCGGCAGATGATGTTCTTCAATATCGTCAACCATCGGTACTTCAACCTCTGTCTGAACATTTAATCCGAGCGACCTTAACCATTCAAACAATGAATCCATTTCATTATTGTTAAGGTCTAGATTGTAGTTTAAGAATTTGTTGTCGTCATCATCTAGCATACGTTATCATACATCAACTTGATGTAATTGTCAACTAAAAACCGCCAATTCCCAAACCAAATGTTGCGAGTGCTTTCAAAAGGAAAACCAATCCAAGGACAATTCCTATAAGCTGTAAAGGAGTTCCTGATATGAATTGTCCTACGACGAAAAAGATAATGTATAGGATTAGGGCGATAATAAGTAATGAGATTAATGATTCGATCATACAGTCTACTTAGTATTATTAATTTTTATTGCGGTTCTTGATCGCATCGAACGATTGACCTTTCAGTCACCGTGCTTTTCAAGAGCACTTGAGGAGCCGACCTCGGCAAGAACCCTTTTATATTCTCTATCGTATCTCCTACCGTTCCCTTTATTTTTTGATTTAAATGTTGGTAATTGACAATCACAATTCGCACAGACCAATCTAAAATTTGATAAGTCATTATTATCGGAATCACCATCAATATGACTGGAATTTTAAATGTGGTAAGAACTTTCATATGTGAAATTTGGAGCACCATGTCAGAATCGAACTGACGACCGCTACTTGGAAGGAAGCCGTTTTGCCATTAAACTAATGGTGCATTGTATGTTACTTTGCTTGAATGTTCATGTTAAGTGAAAGGTGGAAGGTAATGCTCTGTTACTAAGATGTTCGCAATCGTGTTCCATATTATAGCACGGTTTGCTTCATTTGTAAAGGAGTTTTTAATGGTCGCATGGAATTCTTCCATAATTTGTTTGTCGGTGAATCTAAGCACCCGCAAACTATATAACAACTCATTGATATTTAAGGTTAGATTTTCTTCGCCATCGCTGATTTCTATCGTTCGTTCTCCAAATGTCGGAAAAATATTAGTAACTTTGTCTATTTTCATGGTGGAGCATACGGGTATCGCGCCCGTCTGAATATAGTTTGCAAAACTATCGACCACACTATGCAGTCCCATGCCCCATTTTAATTATCTGTTCTTTGATTTCTTCAAGAAATCCACTCAGCAGTGTTATCTTATACTCATTTCTAACATAGTCAAGCTTTTCTTTATCTTTTCTCTGTAAAAATTTGTTTTTCGGATCAACGTATATATCGTAAGCTTCAAGATAAAAATCTGGATAATAGGTATGGGATAATCCTAAAGAATCAACCCATTTAAACTTTATCTTTTTATCTCTTATCCATTTAATGCCGTTAACGTCAAACCATTCCGCTAGTTCAACTTCCCAAGAAGAATCCATCCAAATATTTTTATATTTAAATTTTCTATAGTTCGTTTCTCCACCACATAATAATGATCGTCTTCGGTGACTACATACCTCCGAGCAGGTTTTTCTATATTTATTTAAATGGTCAAATGGTGATCCACATTGAATACAGATTAGCTTATATGTCCCATCTGAGTTTCTATCATCAGATGCCGCGATGTTTTTTAATATTCTCGCCGAATAATCGTAAAATTTCCCAGTTTTGGGATGCGGGTTATGTTGATAATATTCTTTTAGGGATTTTGCGATTTTTTCAGAATTTACAAATCTATAAGAATATTCTCTGGCACATCTAATAGAGCAACACGATCTAGCCTTTATATGGGTAGTGGTCTGAAAATCATCACCACAATTTAAACAAGATTTTTCTATTGTCGAATGAGTGGTGCGTTTTTCGATATTGTTAGCGATAGCACATTCTTTAGAACAGAAAATGGGATTATTCTTTTTCGTTTGTCTAGTTACTTCCCTTTTCTCTTTTAACGCGACTTTATCACATCTCGGACATATTATTTCTATTTTCGCACCCATTTATGTATTTATCCCATATGTGGAGCATATGGGGTTTGAACCAAAGAATTTTATTCTCATTCTTCCCAAAATTATTGTTAAATTTCTCGTATTGGTCGGATTCACACCGACTTTATAAGGACTTATGCTTTGCCTTACAATTTAAACACATCATAAAGTACTCATATGATACCGCATCTCGTGCTAATACAGGTGGTAGCGTAGGTCGGATTCGAATCGACGATCTCTTCCATAGAACGCTATTTATGTTAACAACGTAACACTTTTATTATGAAAGTCAAGAAGAAAGTTTATGATATAATGTAAGAAATTCGTCGAATTTAGAGTCTAAAATCGCTTTATTTGCATCGTTTATCGGGTTAACCCAAGGAATACGAAAAACCGTATACCCATTTTTTATCAATAGTTCATCGCGAAAGAGATCAGATTCTCGACGGTCTTTCCTTAGATGTTGTTTTCCATCTATTTCTAAATCTAGTCTGATATCGGGAAAGTAAAAATCGAGAAAATAGGCGGCAGCTTTCTGAATACCTAACGTGTTTTTTGGTACTGGATAGTTAAATTCATAAGGGATACATAATTCAGTTAAACGGTGTTGAAAATATTTTTCGGGATAACTAGCCGTTGGGCGAGTGATCCAGCCTCTATGTGTCCCCTCCAAGACTCTCCTTTTAACTTTTTGGCTAATTATGACTGCGCCACACGGTTTCGAACATGTGGGTTGTTCTTTCTTTTTTGTTTCAAACGGTTTTCCGCATATCGTGCATATTTTA